GATGCAGCAAACAAAATTTTTAAGGCCATTAACCGAGTACCGACTGCATCCGGGAAAGGTTCTTGGCTTTTTTTAATGACTAAACATGAACATTCCAAAACTTTCCGTCTTTAAAAGTTTATTTAATTCCAAGGAAACGCCATATACTTTGACGATTCTTGATGTTTACGAACGAATAAAAAACGGATATTCCGATCTTAATAAAAAGATTGAACGACTTCGCGCAATGGATGAAAATTCCGAAGAACATCGCGCCTTGAAAAATTCACTATTGGCCATTATGTTCAACGGAACATTCAACGAACGAAATGACAACGGCCTTGTCGAACATTCCGGCCTTTGTGTTTTGGACTTCGACGATTATCCGGATGCCGTCACAATGAAAAACGAACGGGAACGGTTGATGAATTGTCCGTTTGTTTATTTGGTATTCACTTCGCCAGGTGGCAAAGGATTGAAAGTCGTTATTAAGATTCCGAAATCGACCAAAGATGAACATAAAAGAAGATTCCAATCGTTCGAAAAGTTCATTCAAAGTGATTATTTTGATAAGACGTCTTGTAATGTTTCAAGGGTATGTTTTGAATCATTTGATCCTGAAGCTTACATCAATGAATTTTGTCAAGAATTCACCGACATCGAACAAGAAAAAGGATTCGACTTTACTGAAAAAGCGCCAACATGTATATTGACCGATGAAGACAAAATAATTGACCGAATCATGAAATTCGATTTCGGTTGTTCATTTATTGAAGGATCAAGAAACGCTTATATTTTTAAGGTGGCTGCATGCTTTTGTGAATACAATATTTCAAAAGATACGGCCGAATATTATTTGAAGGCCAATTTTATTTCGGAATCATTTACTTTGTCCGAATTGGTATTGACAATAAAAAGCGCGTATAAAAAAGCATCGCCAGGAATCAAATATTTTGAGAATGTCGATTTGGTTCAAAAGGTTAAACTAAAATTGAAACAAGGCGTAAATTTGCGCGATATTAAAAAGCAATTAAACGTTGACGAAGATGTCATCGACGATATCAAAACGGATCTTTCAACTTCCGAAGATATCTTTTGGATAATTGAACAAAAAAAGACCGGCGAATCAATAACAATTGAACCGTTGAAATATGCTGAATTTTTGGTCAAGAATGGATTCAATAAGTATTATCCGGAAAATGCTGAAAAACCGACATTTGTCCGAGTTCAAGAAAATAAAGTTCGTCTTTCATCGGCCGATCAAATAAAAGACTTCGTTCTTCAATTCTTGATGTCACGCGGTGAAATTAAAGTTTGGAATTATTGTTCGAAATCAGTTTACTTATTCAATGAAAATCATTTAAACATGATTGATTCGATTGGATTGAAGATGCTGCAAGACACGAAAGATGTTTCATTGATTCCGTTTCGTAATGGCGTCGCAAAGGTGACCAAGAATTCCGTCGTTCTTCAATCGTATATTGATGTCGAAGGATATATTTGGGAAAATCAAATCTTAGACCGTGATTTTATTCCAGTTGATGAATTCAATAATGACTTTCAAGATTTGATTTCAAAAGTATCGGCCGAAAATCCGGAACGAATTACGGCGCTTGAATCAACGCTTGGATATTTATTGCACACGTTCAAAGATAAGACCGATCAAAAGGCAATCATTTTCAATGACCAAGAAATTGACGACAACGCAAATGGTGGTTCTGGCAAGTCTTTAATGTTGACGGCATTGTCTTATATTCGAAAGATTGTAAAGATTGACGGCAAAGCTTTCAATTCGAAAGGTGACTTCGTTTATCAGCGCGTTAATTTAGATACTCAAGTTTTGGCATTCGACGACGTTAAAAAGAACTTTGACTTTGAACAATTGTTTTCGTTAATATCCGAAGGAATAACCGTCAACCGAAAAAACAAGGATGAAATATTTATTCCATTTGAAAGGTCACCGAAAATAATTATAACAACAAATTATGTTATTGCCGGCGCTGGATCAAGTCACGACCGAAGAAGGCACGAATTGGAATTCTTTCAATACTTTAATGCGAAAAAATCACCGCTTGAATTATACGGCCGATTATTATTCGATTCTTGGTCGGTTGAAGATTGGTCAAGGTTCGACAATTACATGATCCGGAATCTTCAAATGTTCTTGAAGTATGGATTGAAACAATCGATTTCAATTAACGCCGATTCGAAACGATTTATCCAGGCGACAAGCAAAGATTTCTTTGACTTTGTAAACGACGGCCACATCGAATCCAACATTCGCCATTACAACAACGCGTCAATCCAATTGTTCCAACAAGAAACAAACGGTTGGAAAGAACTTGAATCGCGAAGATATTTGAAATGGATTTCGGAATACGCGAAATATAAGAACTTAGATTTAAGAAAAGAACGCGATCACGGCGGACGGTTCTTTGAATTAATTGATGAAGATTCGGTCACAAATCAAGGCGATATTTGGGACGAAATTAATAAACAAGTAAACTAAACAAAAATGATAAAAATTAAAATTACAGAATCACAAATCAAACGAGCAAAGAAATTGTATTCGTTTAACGAATTGAAAAATTCAATCAAGAACGGCGAAGGGAATTTGACCGGCGCGGTTGGTGAAATTGTCGCTTTCGATTATTACCAGGAACAAGGAAAACTTGTCATTCATTCAGGCGATTTCAATTTTGACTTGTTGATTGACGGATCAAAGATTGAAGTTAAGACAATGGAATGTAATTCACCACCAAGGGACGAATATGAATGCAACGTTTCATTATTCAATGCGGAACAAGAATGCGATTATTATTTGTTTGTTGATGTCGATTCAAGTCATTCAACGGCATTTATAAAAGGTTATGTTTCAAAGGAACGATTTAAAAAGATTCGCCAATTAAGATTGAAAGGCGAAAAGAATGGAAGCTTCGAGTATAAATGTGACACTTTTGTTGTCTTAAATAGTCAATTATCATGAACAAAGAATCCAAAACAAGATTGAAGGAACTTGAATTCAAATATCTTTCATATCGATATCCGAGCGCACCAGGTCACACGATACCGTTCACCGTTTACAACGACAAGACCGCAAACGGATTGACAAAATGTATCGTTGATTTTTTAAATTATTCCGACTTTCAAGCGGAACGAATTAATACAATGGGCGTGTTTCGAAGGTCACGACGAACCGACGGAACAATGACCGAAGGGCAATGGACGAAAGGAACGGGAACACCAGGGAGCGCCGATATTTCGGCGACGATTTATGGACGTTCGGTCAAGATTGAAGTCAAGATTGGAAAGGATCGCCAGTCCGAAGCGCAAAAGAATTACCAAGCAATGATTGAACGATCCGGCGGAACTTATACAATCGCCAAAGATTTTGATTCGTTTCTTGAATGGTTTGACAAATTTTGTCTTGACATATCGATAAAAGATAAGTGGTAAAAATTGCCACATGTCTTGACAAGAAATGATAAATTTTGCGCAAAGTATGAAAATTAAGTAATAATCACCACAATTAATTAAAATTATGAAAGCAACAATCGAATACAATTTACCGGACGATCAATTCGAATTTGACAACGCCGTCAAGTCGAATAAAATGTGGCACGCTTTGACCGAAATCAAAGATGAACTTCGAAGAATTTGGAAATACGAAGATCTTAAAGAAAATCAATTCGAAATGGTTGAAAGGATTCGCGAAAAGTTTTTTGAAATATTACAAGAAAATGAAATAAATCTTGATTAAAAATTGTATTAATGAAATAATTGACTATCTTTGATAAAATTAAACTAAACAAATTATTATGGATGCAAAACAACCGGCGGTCAAAACACCGTCAAAACCAATCAAACCGATTGGAATTTATGCGCGATTACATTGCGCGAAACAATCAATTGGAAAGGTCGCAAAGAACGCGACGAATCCACATTTTAAAAAGAATTATTCCGATATCAATGCTTTGCTTGAAACGGTTGAACCAGTTCTTTGGGAAAATGGCCTTGTCTTATTACAACCAATTAAGGACGATGTTGTC